GGGTTCACTGCTCTTGCATTATTTGTAGATGGTTTACTTCGTTTACTAGGTATCATTCCACCATTTATGCAGATTGATATAGATGTTCTTGATAAGATTGTTGAAAGAGTGGAGAATGATGTTATAGATAAAGTAAGACAAGTTCCTATACAAAAAATATTGCAATCAGGTTTTAGGTGAATGGTATTAATTTTTGTAGTATGTTGGGTTATAACTTTAGTGTATGCAGTTCGTTTAATGACTAAAGGATTTTCAGCAACAAACTACGGAGTAATTGAAGGGAAGAAAGTTATTAGGAAAATACCTCATCCAGAAATGATGGAGGTAAAACCTGGTGACGAATTGATGGTAGTTAAATTTGGTGATGAAGAACCTAAAGATGAACTACATGAAGAATTAAAAAACAGAATTGAAGAGTTAGAAGATGATGATGAGGATGACGATGGTGAGGGAGATGTTGTCATATCAAGACGGTAATTGCGTTTAAAATATAACTAAGTTATAATTAGTGATATAACGTGGAGTTGAAAGATCATGTCCCACTATACAGTAGGTTATCACGACCTACAAAATAATCATTATGAAATATGTGAATATGCAGTTAGTGCATACGAAGCAATAGAACACAGTAAAGAGGATGTCCCGTATCTACACGAGCATCCTTCTTTTGTTGACTATTGTAGGAGCGAGGTAGTTCAAAATATAATACGTCTCATGGAATCTGGCATTCCTATGGGTCGTTAAATAATACTAATACTAACAATCAGTTTATGTTATCAACACAATATCGCCTTCGGTTAGAAGGCATTTGCAAGGACATTGCAGCGGGAACAGAGGTCAGTATGACCGATATGATTTGGGCACAAAAACTTGCGAAAGCAAATACGAGTGCAAGAGGTATGTTGAATCAAGCAAGAAGATTAGCAACGGATGATGATGGATCTTGTCTTAAATATTTGGACATAGGAGATCCTAAATCAAATAAAAAAGGATTCAGTGGTGCAGATGACATAGCAGATTGGTTCAAGAATGATAACAAATCTGATGATTGGAGACAAAGAGATTAATTCATAAGTATAAATACTTACAGAAACAATAAACATATGAACGACCTACCTATTAGATCAGCCTGTGTTATCTTTGGATTAATTTGTGGAACAGCTGTATTCCTTATACCAATGGCTTGGTCACATCCCATACTTGTATGAACAATGAAAATAGAATTTGAAAAAACATTTGGACAAGGTGTAGATCCTTGGTATGACAAAGCAGAAAGGTGGGTTAAGAAGAAATTTAAAAACCCATTTATACAACATCTTGCATTGGGTTTTATTGAATGGTTAAAACAAAAATGGATTGATGTTAAAGTTGCAAACACAATGAGAGACATTGATGCACAGGCAGAAAATATTCAAAAAATTTGGGATGATGAAGAAGAATCTAATAAGAGAATGGATGTCATAGGGCAGAATGGCAATTTAGGAATACATTATGATGAGACTCCATCAGAAGTAGATGGTTTAAATGATATGGAAATAAAAAGAAAATGGTAACTGTGGTTCACAGTGTAAATATTATGATTGCTATTCTTCTTGTAGCTGTATCTTTTGTAATATATGCTATACTAACTTATGATGATTAAAAAAATTATATTACTATCAATTATATTAGGTGGATGTGCTACACCACCTGATCCACCTGCATATGCTTGTAGTCCACGATTAGATGGTCAACCAACATATTGTCCACCTCCTAATAGTGGTCCTACATTTCCAAGACCAAGGCCAACACCGCCAGATGGACCGAGAGGAGAGATTGACATATGGAGTAATGCAGGTCTATGGCAATTACATTACATGTATCAGAGAGCTGAAAGAAGGAGACAAATGGAAGCAAACATGACTCCTCCATCTGATTCTATAAATAAAGCACTTATGGAGTTTAATAATGGCAACCGAGATTGATATAGAACAAAGTACTCAGATAGCAGCTCTAACAAAAGATATAGAACTTCTTCGTGCAGAGGTTGCTAAGTATAAAGATAAAGAACATCAACAATTTAATAATAGAATTAATAAACTAGAGAAGTGGGTATGGGGATGTAGTGCAGTCATTACTGCTGTTGTTACTATTGGTGGTATCATTCCTAAGTTCGTTAATGTCGGTGGTGGTATTGATGATATAGCGTGGCATGCTTATACTAATAGAGAATTTCTTGATGAAGTTGTGATACCTTCCTTAAAGAAGTCTGGATGGGAATCACAATTCTTTGAGTCATGGGATAGAAAAGGTGCTTGGGAACAGTATGACTAATGGCAACTAACGATGTATATCTTGGTAACCCCAACCTCAAGAAGGCTGGTACTGAGATACAATTTACAAAGAAACAAATACAAGAATGGATTAAGTGTAAGAGTGATCCACTATACTTTTCTATGAAGTATATGCAGATTATCAACTTGGATGAGGGTCTAGTACCTTTCACCATGTATGATTTTCAAAAGAAAATTTTGATGGACTTTCATGAAAACAGATTCAACATTGCAAAACTTCCTCGTCAGACAGGTAAAAGCACTACTGTTGTGGCCTACCTTTTACATTACGCTATCTTCAATGACAGTGTTAATATTGGTATACTCGCTAACAAAGCTTCAACTGCAAGGGAACTACTCGGTAGATTACAGTTAGCATATGAGAATCTACCTAAATGGTTACAACATGGTATATTAGTTTGGAATAAAGGTAATGTTGAACTTGAAAACGGATCAAAAATATTGGCTGCTTCTACGTCTGCTAGTGCAGTTAGAGGTATGTCCTTCAACATTCTATTCCTTGACGAGTTTGCATTCGTCCCTAACCACGTCGCAGAACAATTCTTTGCATCAGTATATCCTACTATTACTTCTGGTAAATCAACTAAAGTCATAATCATATCTACACCAAATGGTATGAACCACTTCTATAAGATGTGGGAAGATGCTAGGAGAGGTAAAAATGATTATATTACAAATGAAGTACATTGGTCTCAAGTTCCTGGCAGAGATGCTAAATGGAAAGAGGAGACAATTAAGAACACGTCACCTAGACAGTTCGCACAAGAATTTGAATGTGACTTTCTTGGTTCTGCTGATACATTGATATCACCAGCAAAACTACAAACCATACCATTTCACGATCCTATTAAGAGCAATGCGGGACTTGACATTTATCAGAGAGCAGAAGAAGATCACGAATACATTATTACTGTTGATGTTGCCAGAGGCATTGGCGGAGACTATAGTGCTTTCATCGTGTTTGATATTACCACACTACCGTATAAAATCGTGGCCAAGTACAGAGATAATGAAATTAAACCTGTACTGTTTCCATCGGTAATTTTACAAGTAGCAAAAGAATATAGATTTCCATACATCCTAGTAGAGGTAAATGATATAGGAGATAGCATAGCAGCAACATTAAACTATGACCTTGAGTATCCTAACGTACTCATGTGTGCTATGAGAGGTAGAGCAGGTCAAATAGTCGGACAAGGATTCTCAGGTAACAAGACACAGTTAGGTGTAAAGATGAGTATCACTGTCAAGAAATTAGGTTGCTCTAATTTAAAAGCATTACTAGAAGATGATAAACTTACATTTAAAGACTTTGATATACTAAGAGAACTTACTACATTCATACAAAGAAAGCAGTCATGGGAGGCTGATGATGGTTATCATGATGACCTTGTAATGTGTATGGTATTGTTCTCGTGGTTAGTCATGCAAGATTACTTCAAAGAGATGACTGATCAGGATGTAAGAAGAAGAATTTATGAAGAACAAAGAAACCAAATAGAGCAAGACATGGCTCCTTTTGGGTTTGTTGATGATGGTTTAGGAGAGGATACATTTATAGATGGTGAGGGAAACCTTTGGGAATACGGGAGTTCCGAGGTTGACGTGGAATACATGTGGAATTACTAGGGGATTTGCAAGTCCCCTGAGACTTTTAAATTGCTAAGACTTTGATAATTCTAAATAATTAGAGATAAATTGGAATTATCAGAGGAGAAAAACATGGCAAGTCAAGTCTCGCCTGGTGTAGTTCTTAGAGAACGTGACCTAACAAACGCAACAATAGTTGGAGATTCAGCTCTTACAGCTGCTATAGTTAGTTCATTTCAAAAAGGACCTATTGATCAGATTGTAAACATCGCCGATCAAAAATCACTCATCAGCGTTTTCGGTACACCCAAAGAAGCTAATGCAGAAGATTGGTTGGTCGCTTCAGAATTTTTAGGTTATGGCGGTAGACTCGCTGTAGTACGTGCTTCTAGTGGAGTAACAAACGCTGCTAACGGTGGTGGAATTCTTATTAAGAATGACTTAGCATGGGAATCTGGCGTTGGTAACACTCAAATTTTTGCTGCACGTTCTGCTGGATCATGGGGTAATGGAATTAAGGTAGTTGTAGCTGATCGTGGTGCTGACCAGATTATTACAATTGCTTCTGCACCATCTAATCCTCCTTCTGCTGGAGACACAGTTACATTTAATGTAAGTGGTGTTGCCAAGACTGCGGAACTAGTTGGAATAAGTGGACTAGATTACACAGTTGTTCTTGACGATCCAACAGTTCTAATCTCTGACTCTGATAACATAGAAGGAACAACTATCAATGCTGGTAATGCTGGTGCTGATATTAACGTAGCATCAGTTAAAGATGCATACACAAATACATCCATAGGTTCAACAGGATTGAAACTATCTGCTATAGGACCTCGTCCTGGTACTTCATCTTTTGCATCTGACAGAGGTGTTGGATATGATGAAGTTCATGTTGGTGTTATTGACACAACAGGAGATGTATCTGGTGCTGCTAATACAGTTTTAGAAAGATTTACTTTCCTTTCCAAAATATCTGACGCTAAGAGTCCTGAAGGTGGTTCACTCTACTACAAGGATATCATTAACGATCAAGCACAGTTTGTTTTCCACGGTGCTGATGTTGGAAGTTTATTTGAACCAAACAGTACAGGTGGTGGTAAAGCATGGGGTGTTGCATCATCTACTCTTGCTTCTGGTGATTTCTTTAAACTCTCAGGTGGAAACGAAACTGACCTAAGTGGTGGTACAGATGACTATGCATACACTGCTGGTGAAGTTACTGCTGGCTATGATCTATTCTTAGATACAGAAGAAACAGAGGTTGACTTTGTTCTTATGGGTGGATCAATGGGATCTGAAGCAGATACTAAAACAAAAGCACAGAAAGCAGTTGCTATTGCTGCTGCAAGAAAAGACTGTGTAGCATTTGTTTCTGCATTCAAAGGTAACCAAGTTGGATCAGGTGGATCTGCTCTTACTTCATCACAACAGAAAACAAAAACACTTAACTTCTTTAACACTATTACTTCAACATCATACGCTGTTTTAGATAGTGGTTACAAGTACATGTATGATCGTTTTAACGACAAGTATCGCTATGTGGCATGTAATGGTGACGTTGCTGGATTATGTGTTAACACTTCCACAACAGTTGCTGATTGGATTTCACCCGCAGGTTTAGCACGTGGTGGAGTTCGTAACGTAGTTAAGTTAGCATACAATCCTAACAAGGCAGATAGAGACGAACTCTATCAAAACAGAATTAACCCTATCGTAAGTTTCCCAGGAACAGGTGCTGTACTATTTGGTGACAAGACTGCTCTTGCTTCACCTTCCGCATTTGATAGGATTAATGTTCGTAGACTATTCCTTAACATTGAGTCTAGAGTTGAAGCACTTGCTAAGGGTGTTCTATTTGAACTTAATGACGAGGTTACTCGTACTGGGTTCCTTTCAAATATCAATTCATATTTGAATGACATTGTTGCACAACAGGGTATCACTGACTTCTTAGTTGTTTGTGACACATCAAACAACACACCAGCAGTTATTGACCGCAATGAATTTGTTGCGGAACTATTCATCAAACCTGCCCGTTCCATCAACTACGTAACAGTAACCTTTACTGCTACAAGAACTGGTGTATCGTTCAGTGAAGTCATTGGACGTTAATTCGTTAAATATATAAGAAGAGGACATTAAAACAATGGCAATTACAAGCAACGTATCAAACTTTTTAACACAGGTTAAACAGGGTGTCAGACCAAATATGTTTCAGGTGGACATTACGTTCCCTGGTACAGGTGCTGATCAAACTCTAGTATCATACATGTGTAAGTCAGCTGCACTTCCTGCATCAAACATTGGTGTTATTGAAGTTCCATTCAGAGGAAGAACAGTTAAGATTGCTGGAGACAGAACATTTGATAACTGGTCAGCGACATTCATCAATGATAAAGAGATGAAGACTCGTTCTTACTTTGAGCAATGGTTAAACGAGATCAATACACATAAAGCAAATACTGCAAATATTACAGATCCTACAGCATATGGTCGTTCAGTTGTAATTAAACAACTTGAGAAAGATAACTCACCCGCAGGTTCTGAACTAAGATCATATAAGTTATGGTATGCATTCCCAATAAGCACATCTGCTATTGATCTTGCATATGATAGCAACGATCAGATTGAAGAATTTTCAGTTGAATTTCAATACTCTTACTGGACTGTTGGAGATGATAGTGATACTACTGCTGGAGATAGCGGAATTAATGTTCTATAAATAACAGTAGGAAACACTTAGTTTAATTAGTAATGGGTCAATTATTTGGCTTTCAAATAAACCGCAAGACAGAAAAGAAAGGTCAATCACCAGTACCTCCTCTCGCTGATGAACCTGTCTCAATTGCAGCTGGCGGTTATTTTGGAACATACGTAGATACAGATGCCACCGCAAGGAATGAATACGAACTTATCCGTAGATATAGGGATATGGCTCTTCATCCAGAGGTGGATTCTGCTGTTGACGAGATAGTGAATGAGTTTGTTGTTTCTGACAACAACGATAGTTGCGTTGATATCAACCTAGAAAATCTAGATGTTGGTGCTGGCGTTAAAAGAAAAGTAAGAGATGAGTTTGATTACATCAAGAGATTGATGAACTTTGATAATCGTGCTCATGAAATCGTTCGTTCGTGGTACATTGACGGACGAATTTTTTATCATAAGGTAGTTGATTTAGATAATCCTAAGCAAGGTATTACTGAATTACGTTACGTAGACGCAATGAAAATGCGTAAGGTAAGACAGAAACTTGGAAAGATGGGTACTAATATGGATCCCAATATTTCAAGAGCAATTAAAGGTAGTGCTCTAGAGCATGAATGGGGTAACTATATTGACTATTACTTGTACAACCCAAGAGGATATTTAAGGGGTGGTGCAATGGGTCCTGTGGGAGATATGTCTAACTCACAAGGAATTAAGATGGCAGTTGATTCAATTGCTTTCTGTTCTTCTGGACTACAAGATTTAAACAAAAGAATGCATCTTAGTTTTATGCATAAGGCGATTAAGTCTCTTAATCAACTCCGCATGATTGAAGATGCTCTTGTCATCTATAGGTTATCACGTGCTCCTGAGAGAAGAATCTTCTACATTGATGTAGGTAATCTTCCAAAAGTAAAAGCGGAGCAGTACCTACGTGATGTAATGGCACGTTATCGTAACAAGTTAGTTTACGATGCAAGTACTGGTGAGATCCGTGATGATAAAAAGCATATGAGTATGCTTGAGGATTTCTGGTTACCTAGAAGAGAAGGAGGTCGTGGAACTGAAATTACTACTTTACCAGCTGGACAAAATCTT